CAAATAAATGAAGATGGTACCATACCCATCAATTATTCTAGATGGTGTCCGTTCTCTCCTATTGAGGATCATAGAATTAGTGGTGAGCATATTATCAGTGTCGTCTATCCTGATAATAGTATAGTTAATAACTACGCTGAAAGATTGAAGGAACTAGGATTAACAGAAGAACAAATTTTCTATGAGGTAAAGAAGGATGGAGATAGCAGCGAATCTACTGAGACTAGCAAATGAATGGATAGTCGCACAAGTAGATGAAGTAGAAGGTGAAACATTACCTGGTGATCCTGACTGTATACTTCGTCAACCTTTTATGGTAGACTATGAAGGTAACCTAAGTCATTGGCCTAAAAACTCTGATGATCGTGAGGTAGTAGTTAGATCATCTGACATTACTACCATAGTAAGTCCTAGTAAGGATTTACTTGCAAATTATATTAAGTCTCTTGAATGAAGTTTTACACAAGTGTTGAACAAGCAGGAAATCGTCTCCTCGTAAGAGGATACAATAATGGTGAAAGATACAGCGTTCGGGTTCCATTCAACCCAACGCTGTTTTTGCCTACAAAGAATTATTCTAAATGGAAAACACTAGAAGGAAACTGTGTAGAACCACATAAGTTTGGTTCTATATCTGATGCAAGAGATTTTGTAAAACAATACAAAGAAGTTCCTGATTTTGATATCTATGGAAACACAAGATTTTTATACCAATATATTGCAGAACAACACCCAGAAGATCAAATTAAATTTGATTCCACTAAGATCCGCATATTCAACATTGACATCGAGACAGCTGCAGAGAACGGGTTTCCCGATGTTGAATCTGCCGATCAAGAAATACTTGCCATCTCAGTCAAAGATAGTTTCACTGGTAGGATTACTGTGTTCGGGGCAAGACCATACGATAACAAAGACCCCATGGTGGACTACATGCATTTCAGATCAGAAGAAAGCATGTTGGGAGCATTCCTTGAATACTGGCAAGCAAACTTTCCAGATGTAATCACAGGATGGAATGTGCAGTTGTTTGATATGCCATACATCTGCAATCGTGTCAATCGTATACTTGGTGAGAAGTTTGTAAAATTATTATCACCATGGAAACTTGTTTCACAACGTGAGATATACATCAAAGGTCGTAAACAATTTGCTGTTGACACTCTAGGTATTTCTACTTTAGATTACTTTGAACTTTACAAGAAATTTACCTATACTAATCAAGAATCATATCGCCTTGATCATATTTGTAATGTAGAACTTGGTGAAAAGAAACTAGATCACTCTGAACATGATACATTCAAAGAGTTCTATGAAAAAGATTGGCAAAAGTTTATTGACTATAACATCCATGACGTTCGTTTAGTTGACAAACTAGATGACAAAATGAAATTGATTGAACTAGCATACACTATGGCATATGATGCTAAGGTAAACTATGAGGATGTGTTCAGTCAGGTTCGTATGTGGGACAACTATATCTACAATGAACTAAACAAACGCAATATTGCAATACCACCTAAGAAAGAGGCAACAAAGACTGAGAAGTATGCAGGAGCATATGTAAAAGAACCTAAACCTGGTTTCTATGATTGGGTGGTGTCATTCGATTTGAACTCACTGTATCCGCATTTGATTATGCAGTACAATATTTCACCAGAAACACTCAATGATAAAAAACATCCTAGCATATCAGTAGATGGTATCCTAGATCAACAGGTAAAGATTGATAAACAGTATGCTACTTGTGCAAATGGTGCACAGTATCGTAAAGATGTTCATGGTTTCTTGCCAGAAATGATGCAAAAGATGTATGACAGTCGTGTCATATTCAAGAAAAAAATGCTTAAGGCAAAGCAACAGTATGAAAAAACTCCTACTGTTGAACTAACAAAAGAGATCGCCCGTTGTAACAATATACAGATGGCAAAGAAGATATCTCTTAACTCTGCCTATGGTGCTATCGGCAACGAACATTTTAGATATTATAAGACAGCAAACGCAGAAGCTATCACTCTATCTGGTCAAGTTTCTATCCGTTGGATAGAAAATAAGATGAATGACTACCTAAATAAACTGCTCAAGACAGAGAAGGAGGATTATGTCATCGCATCTGACACCGACTCAATATATCTTAATCTTGGACCTCTTGTTGATAAATTTTTTGCTACTAAGTCTAGCGACAAAGCAGCAATTGTTTCCATACTTAACAAGATATGCGAAGAAAAACTTGAACCGTTTATCGAGAAGAGTTACAAGGATCTGGCATCGTATGTTTCGGCGTACGAACAGAAAATGAGCATGAAGCGTGAGAACATTGCAGACAGAGGAATATGGACAGCGAAGAAAAGATATATATTAAACGTGTGGGACTCTGAAGGAGTCCGTTATAAAAAACCCAAGATGAAAATTATGGGTTTAGAAACCGCTAGGTCATCGACACCAGCGTATTTTCGGGATAAATTATATGCAGCGTTTCAGATTATTATCGGCAAAACAAATGATGAACTTATCAATTTCATCAATGGAGTCCGCCGTGAAACAAAAGAAAGACCCTACGACGAAGTTGCCTTTCCAAGAGGAGTCAACAACCTCAGCAAATACAGACATCCGACAACAATTTATGCAAAAGGAACCCCCATCCATGTCAGAGGGGCACTCCTATACAACTGGTACGTCAAAAAATATAAAGTAGAACATAAGCATGCATTTATACAAGAGGGTGAGAAGATCAAGTTTATGTACTTGAAAACACCTAACCCTCTACATGAAAACTGTATCAGTTTCTTTGGTGAACTGCCAAAGGAATTTGGTATAGAGAAATATGTTGATTACCAGACACAATTTGAGAAGAGTTTCTTGGAACCTCTCAAAAATGTGCTACAATGTATTGGGTGGACACACGAAAAAACAATTTCTATTGGGAGTTTCTTTGAATGACTAAGAAAGTCTATGTTGTCACTTGGACAAACCATGTCGTAGGACAGGTAGAATCCAAAGACATCAAATGTTTTGAGGACTATGACACTGCTCGTTCGTTTGCACAACTTATGAGCAATGATTATGATTATGTAAATTTTTATGAGGATGAAGCAACACAATGGGATTCTTAGATTCTGTAATTAAGGATAGTGGCAATGAATTTGCCAGTATAGTAAGTGATGGAATTGGTGCGGGTGACGTAGATAACTACGTTGACACTGGTTCACATATTTTTAATGCTCTTGTTAGCGGTTCTTTGTATGGTGGTATACCTTCCAACAAAGTTACAGCACTTGCAGGAGAGAGTAGCACAGGTAAAACATTTTTTGCCTTGAGTGTTGTTCGTAATTTTTTAGATGCAAATCCAAAAGGAGGAGTAATCTATTTTGAGACTGAATCTGCTATATCAAAACAGATGATTGAGTCTCGTGGTATAGATTCTAAACGTATGGTTCTATTTCCAGTATCTACTATTGAGGAATTTAGAACACAAGCTTGTCGTATTGTAGACAAGTACATGAAAGAACCAAAGAGAGAACCAATGATGTTTGTTCTAGACTCTCTTGGTATGTTATCTACAACAAAAGAGATGGATGACATCTCTAACGATAAACAAGTTAGAGACATGACTAAATCTCAACTAATCAAAGGTGCATTTCGTGTATTGACATTGAAATTAGGACAAGCAAAAATACCTATGATTGTTACAAATCATACATATGATGTAATAGGATCTTATGTTCCTACAAAAGAAATGGGTGGCGGTACAGGACTCAAGTATGCAGCATCAACTATCATCTATCTTGGAAAAAAGAAAGAGAAAGAAGGCACAGAACTTGTTGGTAACATTATTAAATGTGAAGCAAAAAAATCTCGACTAACAAAGGAGGGTAGTAAGGTTGAAACTAGACTGTATTTTGATGAACGTGGACTGGATAAGTATTACGGACTATTGGAACTGGGTGAACAATATGGGGTCTTCAAACGTAAAGGTAACAGGGTTGTTGTTGGCGAATCTTCCGTTTATCCTTCTGTTATTCTTGCCGATCCTAGCAAATATTTCACAGAAGAAGTAATGCAACAACTGGAGGAAGCAGCAAAGAAGGAATTTAGTTATGGTGGTTGATAAAATTTTATTTGGTGACTGTCGTGAAACTCTAAAGGGACTTGATGGCAAGGTAAGAATGTGTGTGACATCTCCACCATACTATGGTCTTAGAGATTATGGAACTGCCACTTGGATAGGAGGAGATCCTAACTGTGACCATAAGAGAAAAGGTAAGCAAGGGTCAAACTGTATTACTGGACATAAAAACCACGACATAATGGGTGGTGTTGGAGATTACATATACAAAACAGTATGTCCTAAGTGTGGTGCTATCAGACAGGACAGTCAGATAGGACTAGAAGAAACACCAGAAGAATATATACAAAACCTTGTATCTGTTTTTAGATCAGTGCGTGATGTGATGACTGACGATGGCACATTATGGGTAAATATAGGTGACTCATATTATAACTATAGACCTGGCAAAGGTCAGGCATTACCAAAACAAACGGTAAGTAAAACTAAACAAGACTTACCTGATGAATGTGCAAAGAGAGGTAATAAACTAGAAGGATTGAAAGAGAAAGATCTCATAGGTATACCATGGATGTTAGCATTTGCACTACGTGCTGACGGTTGGTATCTTAGACAAGATATCATATGGGCAAAACCAAATCCCATGCCCGAATCAGTAAAGGACAGGTGTACCAAATCTCATGAGTACATCTTTTTATTAAGTAAGAGTAGGAGGTATTACTATGACAATGAAGCAATCAAAGAACCCGTCAAGCAAGATTGGGGCACCAGAAATCGCACTAAAGGTAAGTATCATAATCCTGGCACTGGCTTATCCCCTCATAGTGGTCTTACCAAGTCTTATGAACGGAAAAATAAAAGAGATGTTTGGACTGTTACCAATAAACCATATAAGGGAGCACATTTTGCTTGCTATCCACCTGATCTCATAGAACCATGCATCAAGGCAGGGAGTGAAGAAGGGGATGTAGTTCTAGATCCATTCATGGGATCGGGAACAACAGCAGTTGTTGCAAAATCGTTAGGAAGACACTACATTGGGTGTGAATTGAATGAAGAGTATGGTAAACTACAACAGAAAAGATTAAACGAAAAATCATTTGCGAGGTTAAAACTAGAATGACAGAACGAATAGAAGAATCAATTCTACGCAACCTCCTTTTTAATGAGCAATATTATAGGAAGGTTGTTCCTTTTTTAAAAGCAGAATACTTTCAAGAGTATCATGAACAAATTATATACGAAGAGATTGCAGACTTTGCTGCTAAGTATGACAAGGTTCCTACCAAGGAAGTTCTTACAATTAATTTGCAGAGTAGAGGAGATCTTACAGACGAGGCATTCAAAGACTCAACAACAAAAGTAAGGGAACTCACAGATGATTGGGTCGATTATGACTGGTTGTTAGATGCCACAGAGAAATGGTGTCAAGACCGTGCTATATACTTGGCACTGATGCAATCAATTAAGATTGCTGACGGTGGAGATAAAAAGTTAACTAAAGGTGCTATACCTAGTATTTTACAAGATGCTTTGTCTGTATCCTTTGACGAACATATTGGACACGATTATATTGAACAATCATCAGACAGATATGAGTTCTATCACAGAAAAGAGGAGAAAATCCCATTCGACCTTGAAAAGTTTAATTATATTACAAAAGGTGGTCTACCTAATAAGACTCTCAATATCGCTCTTGCTGGTACAGGTGTCGGGAAAAGTTTATTCATGTGCCACATGGCTGGTTCCGCCCTCACTCAGGGGTACAACGTTCTCTACATTACATGTGAAATGGCAGAGGAGAAAATTGCAGAGCGAATTGATGCGAACCTTTTAAATGTAAGTGTAAAAGATATACTAGAACTTCCAGAAGTTTTATTCAACTCGAAAGTAAATGAGATTGCTAGAAAAACACAAGGCAAACTCATTATAAAAGAGTACCCTACTGCATCAGCACATGCAGGACATTTTAAGGCACTCTTAAGTGACCTTAAATTAAAGAAAGATTTTGCACCAGATCTTATATTTGTTGATTACTTAAACATTTGTGCTTCAGTAAGATACAAAGGTGCTGTAGTTAACTCATATACTTATGTTAAGGCAATCGCAGAAGAACTTCGTGGTCTTGCGGTTGAAACAAATGTTCCAATCGTATCCGCTACTCAAACTACTCGTTCGGGTTTTGGGAATAGTGACCCTGATCTTACTGACACAAGTGAGTCTTTCGGTCTCCCTGCAACTGCTGACTTTATGTTTGCTCTTATTTCTACCGAAGAACTAGAATCACAGGGTCGTATATTAGTTAAACAATTAAAGAATAGATATAATGACCCTACTGCATCTAGAAAATTTATGCTAGGCATTGACAGATCGAAGATGAGACTGTATGATGTAGCAGAAGACTCATCAACAATTAACATTGACGATGAACAGGTTGGAGAAACCTTACAACAATTCTCAGAAACACAAAATCGTTTATCAAAATTCGCAGAGTGGAACGTATGACCATAGATTTTAAAAGATATGAAGAATTTGTATCAGCAGTTACTTCAGAAGCTTCAACAAATTTTGTTGACTTTGCTGATCGCATTGGCGAGCTTGATCGTGAGGGTGCCAATATTGAGCGGCTCCTTACTGCTGGCGTTGGAATTAACGCAGAGGGTGGTGAATTTCTGGAGATCATTAAGAAAATGGTATTCCAAGGAAAACCATGGAATGAAGACAATCGTGATCATCTCATCATTGAGTTGGGCGATCTTCTTTGGTATGTTGCTCAAGCAACAATGGCATTGGACGTTTCATTTGATGAAGTCATAGAAACAAACATCAAAAAATTAGAGAAAAGATATCCTTCTGGATCATTTGACATTTACAAGTCAGAAAACAGGAGAGCAGGAGACAGATAATGAACAACATAGGATTAGAGATAGTGTTCTGGACTGTTTTAGGTGTGTATCTTCTAGCGAAAGCAGGAGTGTTTAAATCTAAATA